ATGACGGAGGGGGGTAGCATTTTCAGCACACCCCCCATATACTTTAGCGCTCAGTCGTTTGCATAGTTACTTTCTTATAGATGTTCCTGAAATCGTATTTTATAATTTCATCAATTGCTCTTTCGATTTCCAATTCGTTTTCTTCTTCTGACAATTGGTCTGAGGTTCGAGCAATTCTTCCTAAATACGAACAAGTATTGTAACCTTTTTCCACATCAAACAAGAACCAAGAAGTGAACTGTTCGAATGGGTCGTAAGGGTTATCAAACGTTGTTAACCTACATCTTCGCATAAACAGATCACTCCTTTCCGTTCAAAGTAGTTGGATGCGATAGTCGTTGAACCCCCTAAGTAAGCACTAGAATCATAACCTTTTTTTACATCGAACAAGAAACAAGAAGTGAACTGTTTGAATGAATCATAAGAGTTATCAAACGTTGTTAACATACATCTTCGCATAAACAGATCACTCCTTTCCTTTCAAGTATTTTAATACTGTGCTCGTCGATACGCCAAGAGCATTTGCTATGTCTTTAGTTGTATAACCAGAAGCTTTCATGGATGAGATTCGATTAATCTTAGCAGTACTTAAAGAGGTAGTGGTTCTTGGTGTAGCTCGTTGTCTAAGATCATCTATGTCTACGTTGTTAAGAATCTGCATGAGTTTATTTTCGCTAATGGCACCGGCTTGAATGGCTTCCCATTCACGATCGGTAATCTTTATGGTCTGCCTCTTGGCTCCGACAGCAGCACGTGCCTTAGTTAACTCTTGTTGACTGAGTTTCTTTATTTCGCCGGGCTTCATGTCGGGGTTAGCCTGTTTTTTAGCATTGACGGCGGCATTAGCTATCAACTGGGCCTGTCTCTCACGAGGTGCGTTCTTTAGGGCCACGTTAAGTTGGGCTTCTAGATGGGCCACCTCTTTTTGATAAATTTTTTTAGCAGAGGCGGAGTAATCAATTTTACCAGCCGTAACCATCTCCTTGCGAGCTTGATTTCCCAGAGCCTTCATACGATTAGCGTACTCGGCATAAGCTCTTTCGGCAGGGGTATTGGCGTCAGACACAAGGGTAAAGGCATCATCAGTCTCGGCCATCTTGGTGGATTTTTGAGTTCTGGTTTTTACTTTTCCTGTTTTGTCCACATATGTTTCCGCTGGTTTGTAAACGTAAGCACTTTTTGGTAAGGTTGGATCATACCAATCTTTATCTGCCTTATTGGCAACTCTATTGTATAACAGGGCTCCTTCAGGACGAGTTGGATCATACCAAGCCTTGTCTTTTGTATTAATTTTTGGACTGCCTGTTACTTTTTGTATTTCTTCTTGTGATTTAGCTCTCGAGATTAAAGTAGCAGCACCTTCACGGTACCGACCCTCTTCGTCATAGGTACCTTGATATTTTTTCTTAAGAGACGCGATACCATTGTCAAGTTCGCTTTGTTTATAGTCTAATTTATGTTTTTCAGCATCGATGACTACCATACTATGACGAACGGCTCTTGCTATTTCGTCTTGAGTGGCTCCTTTTAGAGTCATATCCGTAATTAAATTTGAAACTTTACCCATTTCTGTCTGGGTGTTTTTCATTACTTTAAAAGTTCCTTCTTTTTTACCACCATACTCTAGTTTTGGGTCAAATCCCTCAAGACCTTTCAGAGGAGGCGTGGATGTGATTTTAACTTTACCGCCGGTAGGGATGACCATAACCGTATCACCGTCAAAGTCTGCTCCAGACAATCGTTCAGCTACTTTACTGTTAATACCAATAGCATCTGCTGGAGTATTTCCTAAAATTCGACGAGCTTCTGCCTGCTTGTTGTTAACTGTCAGGATTGGAATCTCAAACGTTCCACCATGAGGAAATCGTATAAGTGCTACTTGTTCGCCATTTTTATAATTAGGAGCGTATACTTCGTTGTCTTTCATAGAGGTGATAGGAAGTATTACCTGATACTTTTGTCTTGGTAAGGCGGCAGCTTGTAAATGTATAGCGGCGGCATCGCAGTCATCAGAAAATGATTTTAATAACACTTTCTTCAATGTGGGATTCGGGATTGACATAATTTCGTCAAATTCTGCTTGTTTATCGGCTGACGCTAAATTTAGCTGTTTTTTAATCAAAGTTATACTCTGTTTTGATAGAAACTGGGAGGGGAGATTATCACTCCATTCATTCCAATCTCCTTCTTCAGCTCTTTTATTAATGAGTGATAGTTGACGTTTTCCATCCTTGTCGATGTAATAACTTTGACCTCCTGCTTTAATTAGAGAACCGAAAGGGTTATCGGGATCATTTGTGATATTTTTTAATACGTCTCCTTTGGGAGTTCCTTGTTTCTTATTGGTATTGAAAACAATGTCAACTCCATCTGGCATATCGTCAGAGTATACAGCCATTCCTTTTATGTATTTATTGTTATCTACTAGAATACGAACTTGTGCGTAATGAGAGTCTCCTAAAGAAAGATCGTCTACTCCTCTTCGAATCTCGACTACGCCGTCTTTGTCGATCCCGCCTTCTTCCGCATAACGAATCTTAATACGATTAGAATCCATACTCTTCGGATAAACAAAGGTGTCGAAAGTATCGCCACCATCGTGAGAGACGTATTCTCTTAGAGAATGAACGTTTCCAAAATCATAAATCTCTCGATGTTCAGTTCCGGGAGGGCATAGGACTTGGATGTTGGTTTGCTTTCCGGGATTAGTTACTTGAGGAGTTCCTCCGCCATAAACCTCGTAACCTTCCATTTCCAAAATATAAAGAGCCTGTTTCATTTTTTCTTTAGATATTCCTAATTCTCGTTCAACACCAACGCCGACATCAATCATTCCTTTTTCATCTACTTGTTTTTTAAGGAACTCAGCAGTCTTTCGGGCCTGATTCATACGGGTTTCAGAATTTTCATTAAGAAGGGAGCGTATAGAGGAATCGTTTTTATATCCCATTTTTTCCGCAATATCATCAAGAGAATATCCCTTCTCTCTTAAACCTTTAGCCGTGGCAACTTCGAGAGATCTTCTTTCGTCTTTTGCTAAACCAACTTGTGTTCTAAGTTGACTAGTTGTTAGGCCCATGTAATCGGCTACGTCTTTTTCACTCATTCCTGACTTTTTAAGCTCGTTAACACGGCTCAGAAAATCTCCACTACGTTGAAAAGGGTTTTTACCTGAACCCCAAGGATAACGTCCAGAACGTCTAGGCATACCGTAATGTTTTAAAATATCTTCCGCAATGGGATTCATGCTTTAACCCTCCTCTGCTTTAATTTTTGTTATCAGTTTATCAAAAGTAATAATCTTATCCATGATTATTTCAATATCCTCTGCTGTAGGTTTGCGATGTAAGATTTCGTCAGACTGATAAATTCTCAATTCTATGTCAATGTCCGAAGGTTTAATTCTGTACTCCAAACAAAAAAGAGCAGCATATATTTCAAGCTGTTCCATTCGTGCGGGGATAATGCCTGATTTATAATCGTGAATCCTTAACAAATTATTTCGAAAACAAATTGCATCGGCTGTTCCAAAACAGTTCTCGGAATAGAATAAAGGTTGTTCAACTGTCATTCTAAAACCGATTGCATCATTCACATACATGTTTAAGGTTTTTCTTGACTTCGGTAATTTTTGTCCAAGTCTAATACATTGAGCTGCAAAGTCGTGTAACATCGTACCTCTTTGTGCTGCTGTAAATTTCGAATATGCTTCAATTAGTTTAGTTTCATCGTAATTAATCCAATGATATTTACTAGCACCAAGAAACGCATGTTGTCCCTCAAGATTTAAATGCTTGTTGAAGTTCATGCAATACCTCCTCTTTATTCTCCGGACATATAAATCTTGAGAATGACATCTCATCCATAAGACCAACATAGTATTCTTGATTTGGCTGTTTCTTAGCACCAGCGCGTTTTTTACATTCTAGGGAAGCCCACTTATTTTTATATAAAATAAGCAAGTCTGGAATTCCCTGAATTTGATCCATTTTAAAAACCATACATCCGGGAAATAAGTCTTTAAGATTTTTAACAAGTCGATCTTGAAAACCACTTTCCAATTTAGAACATCTTGCCACAAGCAGGCCTCCTTTCTTGTTTTTTAAACAAACACAAAAGAGAAAGTAACGCCGGTCGCGTTATAACCCTTTCTCTTCATAAAAGAGCATGTTTTTTTCGCGAAGCTAAAAAATAGCCAAATAAAAATAAGAGTCCATTGTTTAAGACTCTTAAAAAATGGAAGAACTTTTAAAAAATCTATTGACATTTAAATTTATTTGTGGTAATGAGATTTTTTTCTTGGAAAATAACAGCTTTTTATGCTTGTGGTCAAAAGCCCACTTTTTTTCGTTAATTATATATATATATTAAACTTTTTATCGCAATTAAATAAGAAAAAAAAGTGGGAAAGTGGGCAGAAAACCCGCAAACCCGCATGAATACTGGGTTTTTCCAAGCCCACTTTTGTTTTTAAAAGTGGGCAGAAAGTGGGCAAATGGCCACTTTTTCTCCCAAAATCGTCCGAAAACGCTTCAAAATTCTAACCAAAAGTGGGCATAAATTTCACAAAACTGGCCAAAAGCCCATTTTCCCAAAATAAAAGTGGGCAGAAAATATATCAATTTAAAAAGGTTTACGAACAAAATTTGCAAAAAAAAAGAGTCCTTATGACTGATGTTAAATCATCCAATATATCAATTTGATAAGTATCCCCTCTATCTTCTAAAAATTTGGTTGCTGTTTCCTTTTTTTGATTGCATTTTTGATTGCATCTCTCGCCGTCAGATATGAAACGTTAACTAATCCTAAGGCAGCTATTGTTTTTATATTTCCCGCATTAAAAACTTTAGACTTAATATCATAATTATCGAAAGGAGTAATCGTTCCTCTTTTTTTACCCATATACTTTATGGCAGCGGGCACCACTGTTTGAGCTAGGAGAGTGCCTCCGGTATACGCCAAATATCTAGATACTGCTTGTTCGCCTTTTGCAACTTTGTAAGCCATTTCGTCAGATAAATTCTTATATTTTTTTGCTCTATTTTCAACTGACCGGGCTTCTTCCTTTCTTTTAATCATACCTTTTAGACCTGTATGATATCTTTTCTTTCCTGCTTCGGTCAAAGTACCGTCTTTATTCTGATACCTTCTGAATCCCCATTTCATACCAAGAACACCGTGATGTTTTAATTCATTATTCATATCTGTCATTTTCTTTCCTCCTTACAAAATATAAGTTTCCATGATAAAAATAAAAGAAAGAGCCCTTGTTTAGGACTCCTCCTTTTTTTGTTTTAATACTTTTTTAATGAGTAAAAAACTAACAACAGCTATTACACCCGAAACGCAACCAACTGTAAGATATTTGTTTTTAGTAAAATTAGATCCTGTTTGGTAATCCAACGACAGGGCCTCGATTAAGTTATCTCTAGCTGTACCAACTATTTTAGTACCATCTAAATTTTTACAATCGAAATCCACCGCTGCCTCCGCTAGTTCTCTAAATTTACTACCGTCTAAGTTGCTTGCAAATTTTCTAAATTTTTTCTCTGTCATTTTCTTTTCCCCTTTCAAAAATATAGTTTCCATAATAGGAGGTGTAAAAAACGCGTAAAAATTGCATAAAAATAGCCCACATCTCATTCTCATCATTTAAGACAAGCAACAAAACATGGGCTATAAATATGCGATTTACTAATTAGCTGTTGTTTCTCAGATACCGAATCACAATCCAAACAAGCCACAACCCACCCGTACAAATCGTAAGAACAAAATCAAAAATAAGACCGACAGTGCTGCGCCTTCTCGTACCTCTGTTCATATTTTTATCTCCTTTCGACAAATATAATAAGAGAAATAATGAAAAGATTATTAAGCAAGACAAAATTACTATTTCAATCACCTCCAAATCCTACCGGTCTTTTTGTCTACAAGCACAATTCGATCTTTAATTTTAAATCCAGCAATATCGCAAATGTAGAAGATGGTATATAGAAGTTTGTGAAACCTCGCATCCTCCTTGTCAATATTTTTGATAGTTTCGTAAGCTGTCGGATCGGAATATCCTTCTGCGTTCTTTCTCAAATCTCTATCATTCATTTTGCATCTCTCCCGCTACTGGTAGTAACAAGGATTAATTTCTTGTTAATTTTATTAACATTGTACGTACGACGGTCTTTGAATTCCTGAGCCTTACCGTCATTCCAATTTTGAACCGGTCGGTAGTAACCGGTAATACGGCTGTATATTTCAGTGCCCTCACCACAAACTGGACAAGACTTTACTTCTCCGGCTAAATATCCATGGTTCTTACAAATAGAATAAGTAGGGGAGAGGGTATAGTAAGGAAGCTTGTAGTTTTCGGCAATTTTACGAACCAAAATAGCAGCCGACCTCCAATCAGGAAGCTTCTCACCAAGGAAAGCATGAAATACGGTTCCGGACGTATACAGTGTTTGAAGTTCATCCTGAATATCAAGAGCCTCAAAAATATCATCAGTATAGCCTACAGGCAGATGACTCGAATTGGTGTAATATGGAGTCCCATTTTCATTCGCAGTGACTATGTCTGGATATAACTTCTTGTCATACTTAGCAAAGCGGTATGCTGTAGACTCGGCAGGTGTAGCCTCCAGATTGTAAAGATCGCCGTAGAGTTCCTGGTAATCGCTTAGGCGCTCTCTCATATGATTCAGGACATCCTTAGCAAACTGCTGCGCCTCAGGAGCGGATAAATCTTTACGCAGCCATTTAGCATTAAGCCCCGCTTCATTCATGCCAACAAGACCAATGGTAGAGAAATGGTTATCAAATGTTCCCAAATATCGCTTAGTATATGGATATAGCCCTGCATCTAAAAGCTTAGTAATGAAAGTCCGCTTAATCTTAAGAGAACGAGCTGAAATATCCATCAATTTATCAAGCTTAACATAAAAATCCCGTTCGTCCGAAGCCAGATAAGCAATTCTCGGAAGATTAATTGTCACTACTCCAACTGAGCCTGTAGACTCACCGGAACCAAAGAATCCGCCAAACTTCTTACGCAACTCTCGTAGATCAAGTCTAAGACGACAGCACATGGAACGAACGTCACTTGGCTCCATGTCAGAATTGACATAATTTGAGAAATATGGGGTACCGTACTTAGCCGTCATTTCAAATAAGAGCTTGTTGTTCTCTGTTTCACCCCAGTCAAAATCTTTTGTTATAGAATATGTGGGAATAGGATATTGGAATCCGCGTCCGTTAGCGTCGCCTTCAATCATAATTTCAATGAAGGCTTTATTTACCATATCCATTTCCTTCTGACAATCGCCATAGGTGAAGTCCATTTCTTTTCCACCGACGATAGCCGGGAGATTAGCAAGGTCGTCCGGAACAGTCCAATCAAGAGTAATATTACAAAACGGAGCCTGCGTACCCCAACGGGAAGGAGTATTCAATCCAAATACAAATGACTGTATACATTGTT